CTTCTGGGATAGCTAGCTGAGTTGTGATAAGGTCGTCCAATGTTACGGCTGTAGTTCCAGCGGCAGTAACGCTAGTCACGTTCGCATCTGTAAATACGCCTGTCATAGCAGTTGTGCCAGCGCCTACAAGTAATTCGCGTTCTAAGAAAGCCGCCATACTTTGAGACATTGTATTTACAATGAAGCTGGTCAGGTCGAAGTCTGTACGGTTCATTAAGCTTTTGGAAATAGTGACCAAAGAACCCGCGATAAAATTTTGTAGCTTACGGCTAGTGAATGCGCCGTTTTGTGCTGTAAGAGCTGTCATATCAGCAATATAATTTGTAGTGATTGAGGTAATGTCAAAAGCTGGGAAAACAAGGTCCCCACCTACATTAAAAACGGTTGCTAGCTGATAAATAGGTGATAGTTCACGCACGCGCGTAATAATTCTGTCAGCTATTTGAGTGGGAATGATTGCGCCGTTAGAAGCAACATCTAACGCACGTTCTTCACCACGAATAAAGCGTAAGAACTTTTCCTCAGCCAACGCGCGTTGTTCTTCTTGCTCTGGCGTTTTAGTGGTTTGCATTTCTTGTTGTTTCATTTGCTCAGCTTGTTGCTCAGCTTGAATGGTTTTGTCAATGTTGTTGACAGTATCCTTAATTTCGTTAAACCGAGCTTGCTCTTGGTCGTCAAGCGCGCGAGTTTCAGTCTTAGCTTTGCTTAGAATCCCTTCTAGCTCATCCATAAGGTTATTACGTTGCTCTAGAAGTGTCGGCATAGCTCTTGTTTCGAATTTAATGTCTTTATGAAGCGTAGCAACGCTTTTTTTAGGAAAATTCATTATCTTAAAGCCCCCTTAATTGCAAATATGTTAATTCATGTTCGTACATGGAGTAATCAATTGTTTCAGTGTTAGCGCGGTTTTCAGTTTTATCTTCTGTTTTTTGAGCTGAATTATCCTCGATTACAGCCGTAAATTCCTCTAGTCGGTTCTCGGTTAAAACATCTTCTTCGCCGCGAGCCTCGATACTAGTGGCTATGTAAGCGGGAACTTTATCTAAGACAGAAACTTCCGCCAAATACATTTCTTCAACTGTCCTTTTAGCCATACCATCTTCGCGTGTCTGCCAGTTATCGCGTAGGGCTTGGAATCCGAAGGACCAGCCGCGAAGTTCATTTTTACGGGCTTTATCGATAATTTCCGTATCCGTAATTGTCGCGGTGGCTCTTAGCCCGATATTGTCCTCTCTAAGCTGTAACTCGCCTGTAGCTGTCGAGCCAAGTTTGCGGTTTTTATCATGATTGAACAATAGCTCGACATTTGGATTAGTCATTAAAGCTCGTTCAAATGTCCGCGGCATGATTTGTTCTACAAACGGACCTTTAGGGCTAGGCAAAACGCGGCTTTCGCGGTTTGTAGCATTAACGTAACCGTCTAGAATTACAGAGTCGCTTCTAATTTCAATCCGCATGGATTTCTCACCCCCCTTCAAAGGGTTGGACATCTTAAGTCCTAATGTAAACTTGTAAACATGTATACATAAGAAAAGCCAAGGTATCTGAGCCTTGGCTTATCGAGAAGAATAGGGTCGATTTTGAAGTCAATTCGAGATGTGAGAAATGGGTTACACTTACTTTTCCGCTATTTTTTCTTTTTATGCTTCGCATCATGATTTTTTTGTACAGCGTTGGCGGCTATCGCACATTTTGACATAGCCCCACCGTTATCTCGACAATTTGCATAGGCTTGTTGAGCATGTGGAGCTGTAACGCCATTAGGAGATAAATAGTAATTTCCTTTGGTTGAAGCTACTACCTGAGAAGAAGGAATACCTTTTGCTTTAGCCGCGGCTAGAGCTTGTTCTTTCGTCATGCCAGCCATATTAACACTTCCATTTCCGATAGGTATAAGCTAAGTCAGGAAGTCCATGCCCCTCGCTTGTTGTTTGATAGCCAATCGTCTTAGCGCTTTTAGCCAAAAGAGCGTAAATTTCACTTTCAGTGAGTTCGCGTTTAAAAAACTTTTCGCCCCAATTAATAATTAAAGCCAGCGCCCCCGAAATGTGCGGGGTAGCCATTGATGTTCCGCTAAGGCGCGCATAAGAGCTTGTAGGATACGTTGAAAGAACGTTAACCCCCGCGGCGATAACATCCACTTGAAGATTATTGTTCGAAAAATACGCCAGTTTCTTGCCCTCGTCACACGCCGCGACCGTAACACACTCATTATACAAAGCGGGATAACCAAGCTCATAAGTAGCTTCGTTATCGTCACCTTCGTTCCCACTTGCGACAACAACGAGAATCCCTTTTGATACAGCTTCGAGAACTGCTGTGTGTAGGTTTGGGTCATCTTCTGGACCTCCTAGGCTCATATTAATTACGCGTACACGTTCACCATTAGGACCTTGCCAGCTAGCCGCCCACATCAAACCGTTAATAATGGCTTGATATGAGCCAGAACCGTTTGCATCCAGAACCCGACCGATAAGAAGCTTGGCTTTTGGAGCTACACCAACCACGCCGCTATCATTTTCAGCCGCCGCGATAATTCCAGCTACATGCGTTCCATGACCGTTTTTGTCGTCATATTCGGTTTCAGCCGCATCATCACAAAAGTTCTTTCCGTCAATAATTTGGTCTTTTAAGTCAGGATGATTTCTATCAATACCTGTATCAAGGATACAAACAACGCAACCCTCTCCTAGCTCTTTTTGTCTCCACATTTTCGGCGCTTTTAATTGCTCTACGCCGTAAGGGATTTCAGAAACGCTTTTTTCTACTGATTCTACTTTGAATGGAACTAGTTTCATTTCAGCCAAAATAATCGAACTCCTAACTTAGTGGGATGGATTCGCTAACTTGATAATAAAACGGAAAGCTTGTATCTATTTCAGTTCCTTGAAAAATGCTGACTTCTGCTGAATAATCACCGATTAATTGATAAGTTGCTTGGCTCAAAACACAAGAAAATTGCCCTAAAGTTGCATCATCAATGGTACAATCTTGGCTAAAAGTATCATTATTTGGATTCTTAATAGCCATTTTAGCTGTAAAGCCAGTTAAATCGACTGGCGTTCCATTGTTGTTTAAAGTAAAAGCGAATTTAACTGAATCTACATCACTGGTTTTGAACTGGATTTTGGGATTGTTTGTCCACGCTATTAGGTCCAGCATTATTGGAAACTCCTTCATTCGGCGCGCCTCCTTGGTTCGGTGGTTGGTTTGGATTTGGCTGATTCGGCTGAGTTACAGTTTGTTCCTCGCCCATTTTAGCCGTCTTATTGGTGTTGGGTGTGTAAATTTCGTGAGTTTTTATGTTCAGTAAAACATCCTGTAACCCAAGTTTTATGAATGGTAGGTCAAGAGAAGGTAAATTCTCTTTAAAACGCACTTCATCAGCTTGTAAAATGCCGTTTTTAACCGCAATTTCATAAGCTTTATACCTTTTGTAGATGTCGCCGCGTGTCAGCTCACTTGTATCAAATGCAAATGAAAGCGTTTCTTTCTCGCTTGGCAAAAGCAAATCTTTGTTTAAAGCGGTTTCAAAAGCCACTAAAATAGGAATAATACAGGCTTTTAGCCAGTTATTATATTCTTCTTCGTTGGCTTCTCCGTTTAAAATCTTGGCTGGAACTAGGAAAAGCTTGCCGATTTCAGCCGAATTGGTGGTTTTTTGCTCGTTAAGTTGCAGCTCTACCGCGGTTTGAGAGGCTTCGGCGAAGTCAAGACCATTATTGAGAACTAAAACGTTCTCAGAATTGTTGGCATAGAGATTTTTCCAGCCCAATTTCAGCTCGTCCATAGCTTCCTTACTTAAACGACCTTGGGATTTCAAGAATCCACGCTTATTTCCGCCGTTTTTGACCATTGTTTCTTCAAAAACCATTGAATTATAAGCAACTGAGAGCATTTTCTTGTTCTCGTCCATTACACCGAAGCCAGTCACGCCATCTTTGGTTTTTCTAGGCATCTTGATGAATTGGAAGTCGCGAAAAAGCTCTCCATTGACCTGTATTTGCACCTTTTTAAATATTGGGTCAGCGTTTTTAAGTACAGTTAAGCGTTGATTTTCCACATAATTTAAGCTTTTAACTACGTTTCGGCTACGATTGATATAAGAATAGCCAGCGCCATCTATAAGATAGTCCTCGCACATAGCCCATTTCCAAGAAAAGCCGTTAAGGGTGTCTCCAGTATCATCATTTAATAATGCGATTCTAGGGTCGTCTACTGGCTTAGAACGGTCGCCAGTTGTTTTGTATAGTTGGATAGGTAGGCTGGCTATAGTGCCGCAAATAACGTTCACACAAGCCGCCACAGCGGGAATGTTGAGAGCTTGCTCCTTAGTAATGTCGTCACCAAGGATTAAGCCGCCTTTGATTAGGATTTCTTCTAGGGTGTCTCGCTTTTCTTTTCGTTTGAATAAGCCCATTTGTTCACCACTTTTCAGCTAGTTCGTTGTTAGTAAGCGCTATCATAACGCTATCAGTTGGCTATTCACAATCTATCTCCTGTAAATACTGGATTTTAGAGCGCAATTTCATAATGTCACACATAATTTCATCCGTTAAATCGGACCTATTGCCACACCAAGCATCAACCACTAATTCAATGGCAAAAATTAACGATTCAGTTGACGGTTTC